CCGTTCATCCTTCGGGACGCATGAGATCCAAGCATGGAACGGGGCTTGGGTATATGGAGTTTACAATGACTGTAACCTACGTATATCGTGGCATTGAGTACACAAGAGTAGTCAAGAAATAGTTGACTTGGGAGGTGCAACTCCTCCCTACTCTATTGGCTTTTGCCCTCTACGGAGGATACCTTAAGCCGTCTAGACGGTGGGATAGACCACAAAAAACTGGCCAAAAATTTCAGATCTGAGAAAAGTAAACTAATATTCATTCTTAGAAATGGCACAACAATCAGCAGGCAATAACGCCTCTCTATTTAGAGGTGGTATTGACTCCGGAACCGCCAACGGTACTCCGGGAACCGACGCCAGAGCCCTCTACCTGAAACTGTTTTCAGGAGAGATGTTCAAAGGCTTCCAAAGGAACACGATAGCACGTGACCTTGTTATGAGAAGAACTCTTACAAACGGGAAGAGTCTTCAGTTCATCTATACTGGACGCACAAAAGCCGAGTATCATACACCCGGAAAAAGCATCTTAGGAAACGACGATGGTGCACCACCAGTAGCAGAAAAAACAATAACTGTTGATGATTTATTAATCAGTTCAGCTTTTGTTTATGAGCTAGATGAAACACTCTCACACTATGACTTGAGAGGTGAGATCTCTAGAAAGATCGGATACGCTCTTGCAGAGCAGTATGATAGAAAGATCTTCAGAGCTATCACAAAAGCTGCACGTAAGGCACACCCAATTACAAAGACTAACTTTGTAGAGCCCGGTGGAACACAAATACGTGTAGGTACAACAGGAACTAACGCATCTGATGCTTACGACGCTGGATTATTAATCAACGCGTTCTATGATGCAGCTGCTGCGTTAGACGAGAAGGGCGTATCTGGTGACGGTAGAGTAGCTGTACTTAACCCAAGACAGTACTACGCACTTATACAAAACGTAGAATCAAACGGCTTAATCAACCGTAACGAAAGAGGAGACGCATTGCAGTCAGGACAAGGCATCATCGAGATCGCTGGAATCCAGATCTTCAAGTCAATGAATATTCCTTTCTTCGGAAACTTCGGTACTAAGTACGGTACAGGTTCTGCAACAAACCCCGGTAAAGCAGATCCCGGAAACACAGGTAGCTTCGTAGAAGAGGCTATGGGTGATGACCACAACGTAACCGTAAACGATTACGGTCAGCAGGCTAAGTTCAACAACTCTTGTGGACTTATCTTCCAGAAGGAAGCTGCTGCATGTGTTGAGGCAATCGGCCCTCAAGTTCAGACAACATCTGGAGACATCTCAGTGGTATACCAAGGAGACGTTATCTTAGGTCGTCTAGCTATGGGTGCAGATTTCTTAAACCCAGCTGCTGCCGTCGAGCTATTCGCTGGTACAGCAACAAAACCAACAGCATTTGGTTAATTCACTTTATACGGGAGCTTCGGCTCCCCTTTTTTTCTTATGGCTTCCACAACTATTGACATCGACACAGAACTGTCCGCAGTAAATAATATACTGGGGGCTATAGGTCAAGCACCTGTAACAACTTTAGGAACGGTAAAAAACGCCGCAGGCCAAGTTATACAAGGTGTATCGCCTTTTGATAACCCAGAAATAGCAATAATTTTTAACTTGCTCCGCGATGCCAACGTAGACACGCAGGCAGAAGGATGGCACTTTAACACAGAAAAACATGTAGAGTTTCCTATAGACGCAAACGGTAATATATTAATAGGTGATGATATACTATCTATGGATTTACACGATAACCGTTTTGATAGAAGTAAAGATCTAGTACGCCGTAACGGTAAACTATATGATAAAATAAAACATACAGATGTATTTGAAACCAACTTACTTTTAGATGTTGTACGTTTATATGCGTTTGAAGAGCTACCTATACAATTTAGACGTTACATTACATATAGGGCATCTAGAGCAGCAGCTACACAGCTTGTTGCTAACCCACAGCTTGTAAAACTACTGGCTCAGCAAGAGGCTCTATCTCGTGCAGCTCTTATGGAGTATGAGTGCAATCAAGCAGATCATAGTATGATGGGCTTTGAAGATGAAACTCACTATAGAACTTATCAACCATTCAGAAATCTAAGGAGATAATGGCAGGCATTACACAAACTATACCTCAATACTCACTAGGAATGTCAGAACAGCCTGACCAGCTAAAATTTCCCGGTCAGGTAACAGAGGTAACAAACGCAATACCAGATATAACCAGAGGTCTATTTAAAAGACCGGGTGCTAAAAGAATTGGAACTGACAAGCTAGCTAACGTACAGAGTGGTGGTTCGTGGTTTCATTATTTTCGTGATAAGACTGAAGGATCTTACATAGGTCAAGTAGCAGCTGATGGTCAGGTAAGAGTATGGCGTTGTAGTGACGGTCAACAGATGACTACAGCTTACGGCACAGGAGGCCAAACAGCTATACAAAACTATTTAGCAACAAGCAACCCAGAAAACTTACAATTTCTTACTATCAATGATACCACCTTTGTTAACAGCCGTGATACTTCTAATGCTAACACTCTCGTTGGGACAACGGGAACTACAGATGCTACTCCAGATGCTCACTTCGGGTTCGTAGAGTTACTACGTACAGAAAACGGAAGGCAGTATGGCCTTAATATTCACGGTGCTAATACAACAGTTACAACAGTAACCAGAGCTACACGTATAAAGATACAGAGTGATACACTAGACGAGTCAGATGGTACAGGCCACTGCCCCGGTATCGGTACACAGGTGTTTAGTATAGACTCAGGATCTAAAAAGAATCTAATATTTAGAATCAATACTTTGGGACAACAAGGTGTTAGTCCTAACTATAGTGCTAGTCAAAACGGCCCCGGTGGTAATAACTATAGATGTAGCTACAACAGAGAAGTCGTCCTACTACATGGCGGGGAAGGTTGGGTTACAGGTGATACTGTTACAGTAACACTAGACTCTGCTTCACAAAACTTTGACTATACTATACGCGTAGAAGATCACGAATCTACACAAGTTAACGCAACTGTTTCATCAGCTGGTGACGGTCTTATACGTCCAGAACCTACACCTTTTGACGCAGATACAGCAGTAACAGCTGACACTATTATTGGTGGTATTTTAGCAGATTTACCTAGTGGTATTACAGGTAAACATATAGGTACAGGTATATATCTATCAAGTGCTAACCCTTTTACCGTCGATGTTGTAGAAGAAGACTTGATGAGATGCTTTCAATCATCTATAAACGATGTTCAAAACTTACCTAACCAGTGTAAACATGGGTATATAGTAAAAGTATCTAACGCTCTACGAGCAGATGAAGATGACTACTATCTTAGATTTGACGGTCAAAATAACAAAGATGGTGTGGGCTCTTGGACTGAGTGTGCGAAACCGGGTATAGCTAAAACTTTAACTAACATGCCGCTGGTTATACAGCGTACAGCTACTACAACATTTACTGTCAAGCAGTTTACATATAAAGATAGGGAGGTCGGTGATGATTTAACTAACCCCTTACCGTCTTTTGTTGGGGCTCGTATTAATAAAGTACTGTTTTTCCGAAACAGGCTAGCACTCCTGTCAGGAGAAAACGTAATAACGTCACGCCCGGGATCATTAGGAAACCCTGACTTCTTTATAGAAACAGCTCTCACAGTATCAGCTAGCGACCCTGTTGATATATCTGCCGCGTCGATGTTTCCATCAGAATTATTTGATGGTATCGAGACTAACACAGGTTTACTGATATTTAGTACAAACCAACAGTTTTTACTTGCAGCAGACGATACAGTATTTAACCCAGATACAGCTAAGCTTAGAAGTATATCTACCTTTAATTATAACGAAACTATAGCTCCAATATCACTAGGCACTACAATAGCTTACATTGATAACTCTGGTAAGTTTAGTCGTTTCAATGAAATGGCAAATATACGAAGAGAAGGAGAACCATCAATAGTTGACGTTAGTAAAGTTGTACCTACACTATTACCGAAAGATATAGACTTACTGACTAACTCCAGAGAAAACTCTATAATACTAATGAGTAAAACTGGATCAGATGAAGTATTTGGTTATAGGTATTTTCAAGTATCTGAGCAACGACAACAAGCTGCATGGTTTAAATGGAAACTAAATAATCCATTAACATATCATTTTATTATAAATGATGAGTATTTCTTTTTAGATAGTGATTACTATTTACAGAGTATCAAGCTAGTGCAAACATCAAACGATCCAAGTATAGTACAAGATGAAACAGATTTCTTATTACACGTGGATAATCATACTACTGTTAGCGGTGGCAGCTTTAACGCAACTACGAATATCACCACCTTCAGTGGTGTGGGGTGGCTAAATACAGTTACTACACCAAACCACGATCTAGTAGTCATTGACACAAACACCAGTGCGTCACGCGTTGGTAGATATGCTAAACCCACAGTATCTGGTACAAGCTTTACATTACCGGGTAACTGGTCTGGAGCAACTCTTGTGATAGGTTATATCTATCCATACGAGGTTAAGTTTCCTAGATTCTATCCAACTAGACAGCAAGGTAACGCTAGCCGAGCTGATGTAAACGCATCATTAGTAATACATAGAATTAAAATACACTTCGGTAAAATAGGTCTTTACGAAACTACACTTAAGCGTGTTGGTAAACCTGACTATGTAGAAGTATATGAATCTTCAGTTATGGATGAATACGATGTATCTGATGCACCATACCTAGATGAGTTCGTTAAGACTATACCTGTATATGAAAGAAACACAAATGTCGATGTAATACTTAGATCATCACACCCCGCTCCAGCTACGCTTCGTGCATTGGCTTGGGAAGGAGACTTTTCACCCAGATTTTACAAACGTGTCTAAATACATACACCCACTCACATTGGAGGCTGCTAAAGAGGTGGCCTCTAATCTCCGTCCAGACGACCTCAGAGAGGTACAAGAAGGTCACGGGATAGATCCTACCCTTCTACCTCTTTTGATGGATCACAACTCATCCTACGTGTATTTCACAGTGCCTGACGGCAAGACTGCTGGCATGGCCGGAGTAGGAGAAGATGGTGATATATGGATGCTATGCACTCCTGATATACACCGATACCCAATTACATTCGCAAGAGAAGCGAAGCGGTATGTCGATAGCCGCGAAGAGCGACTCCTTTGGAATATAGTTGATAGTAGAAACACAGCACATTTAAAACTGCTGAAGTTTCTTGGCTTCAAGTTTTTACGTAAGTTAAAACATGGGCCGAACAATGTAACATTTATAGAATTTTGCCGTGTGCGTAGATGCTAATGCAGCTCAAAGACAAGCTGCCAGAGAACGAGCTGCACAAAAAAACGCAATCTTTGCTCAAGAAAAGCTAAAGTATTTTAACAAAGAAGCGTCTTTTAGTAGAGCTTTAAATACAAACCTTATAGGATATGGCCGTGACGTAAGTGATGCTTACGTACAAGCTTTATACACTCAAGGAAAAGGTAGATCTGCTGTCGAAAAAGCTGCTAGAACTTACTTTGCAACTGCAAAAGTAAACGAAGGTGGTCGTAGCAGAAGGTTTGGTGTAAAAGATTACCAAACATTATTACAAAAAAGAGCTGAAGTAGATGCTATTGTTGACACCACATTTGGTAGAAACTTTGCTTACTTCCAAGAAGGAGCTAAACGTAAGTACCAAGCTGCTAATGTACAAGCTAGAGAAGCTCTTGGTATACCAGCTGCCTACGGTGCTCCTGTTATGATGCCTCCTACAAATAGATTAGGTGGTGCTTTACAGATAGCAAGTCAAGTTGTAGGAATTGCAACTGGTACACAAACTTTCTTAGCAGGCTTAGGATAAATTATGACATCATCATCATTTGGAAACGTCATTGGTACGCCACGGGATGAATTGCCCGATATTAGTAGTACCAATTATTTAAGAACAGAAGTAGACTTAACTAAGTCCGTCAACGATCAGATAGATAGAAACATTCTTGACACTAAGGATTTTCACGATCAGATGATAAGAATAGCTGAGTTGCGTCAGAAAAACTTTGACGATAACTTAAAAGCGTTAGGTGGCTTAGTTAAGGGTGTAAATGAGTTTAAAAAGGCTAACGACGCTTATAATCAAAGCAGGGAGCTAATGAGAGAGTCCAATGACTTACTCGAAAAAGGAGCTAATAAACTCGAAGAAGATGCTATAAATAAATTAAAAATTGAAGAAGGTAAACAGATTAACGAATTAAAAGCAGAAGGATCGTCAAGTGCACAGGATTTAGCTACTGCACTTACACAACCATCTGCTGAAGAAGTATCAACAAAAGATTTTGTTAAAGGTATAGAAGAAAAAGGTTTTTATGATTCTATAACTACACATAACGAAAAGCTAGGATTTATTAATACAGCTCTTAGATCAGAAGCTGTAGATAAACATACTGAGTCAAATATCTTAGCTGTAGCTACGATGTTACAACAAGCTAAAGATGCTGGTGTAAATATAGATAGCCGTCAGTTTAGACGATTGTTTCGTCAAAAACTATATCCTAAAATAGTAGCTAGAACAGAAGCTAACTTATTAAAATGGGAAAGAAGTAAAGAAAGAAAAGAAGAAGAAGATTTAACAGATAATCTTGATAGAGATATAGAATCAACACTACAAAGTTATAGTGATGGTAGTAATGAAAACAGACCAGCGTTTATTCCTGACCTAGATGGTGAGAACGGCTTGATAACTAGAATACAAGTTGCAAAAGGTTATGAAGATACACCAGCTGGACGTAAGCAAGCTCTCAGATATTTATTAGAAAGATCTGATGTTCTTTTAAGAAACGGTAGTTTAGGTGCTAATGAGCTGACTCTTTTAAAAGATGTTGCTGTTTTTAGGCAAGGAAGTGCACAAGATAAATTAGTGCCTTTTAGAGACTTACTGATCGGCAATGGTAAAGATAGATTTGTAGAGTCTTTTCTTGGTAAACTAGATAGAGCTTTTGCTTATGGTAATACTGACCCAGACTTAGTGTTTAGAGCTGAAAGTCAAAATTTTAAAGAAAAGTTTTTTGATCCATTATTAAAAGATGCTAAGGGTAATCCAATAGCAATTAGTGATGAAAACTATTACGACTTAAGAGCTAAGTGGTCTAAACAGTTTCCAGACAGGCCGTTTCCTGAGTATATACAAAGTGGTGGTATAGAAACAGGTAGTAAATATGGTAGCTACCCCGGCAGGGCTGGTAAAGCTAATCCAACTTTTACAAGTGCAGTTGAAACACTAGACGGATTATATAGAGAAGATTTGTTTCTTAAACAAGCGATACCCAAGAAAAACAGCCAACTAAACGACACACAGCAACTAGAATTAAAGATGGCAAAAGATGAGTTAAACGAGTTAGTCCTTCAAAAAATGAAGAATGAAACTATGACTTATGAAGAAGCTATTGTTGCTAAAGAAGCTAACGGTAAAACTATAGGAGAGAATGTATTAGAAAAACTAAAAAAAGGTGGATACAAACCTTATGAACGTAGTATTACAACAGATCAAAATGACATAGTTGCTACTCAAAAAGAGTACTCTAACTCTGGTGCTGCTCTTGCAGAACAACCTATAAACATACATGAAAAACAAGGCTTAGATCAGCTTGTTTATAATATAGAAAACGGTATGGATATTCCAGCTTACTGGAAAGCTATAGGAACAGTCGTGGTTAATGGCAAAACTTATAGTCCTTACGAGTTTGCTAGACTAAGACTAATTCAAACCGGAGGTATGAGTAAAGACGGTAGTACATTAAAAGCAAATGATGAGTACTATGACATCAGTGAAGAAGATATAAGAGAACTAGAAAGATTAAACACGCCCGCTAAAACTATAGGTGTCGTTTACAAAGATAAAAAAATCTTAGCTAACGCTCTTGCTACATTGCGTGATGTTAAACGTGATGTAAATGGTAAGGCTATAAAAAATAGAAGAGGCGAAACTATTGCTAAAGGCGATGGTGAGTATATTATGATAAGCGACTATAAAGGCGGTAAACGTTTTCGTAGAACAGGAATAGAAAAAAGAACAATAGGTCAGCTTATTGCACTAGCTAAAGCTGGTAAAATAGATCAGATTGGCAGATACAGCTATAGTACAGAAGAGTTCTTACAGATTTATGACTCAGACAGATACGATAAAAATGATGTATTTAACGAAGATACACAATCTACAGGTATTCTTGAGCTGTACATGATACAAGCAAACCAAAGTAAGGCTTCCTCTGGTGCTATTATAGGTAATGATAAATGGCTTCAAAGAACTCAATTTAATAAACAAGAAGCTGAGTTATTAGCTCAAGTGTTTCCCGGATATGCAGATCAACCATTTAATAACTTTGATACCTTTCAACGTGAAGTTGGTTTACTGGCATTATCCGATGTTGAGCAACGAGCTAAAGAAAGGGAAGAAAGAAGACTAGAACAGTCTAAAATAAAACGTAACAGACGAGGACGACTAATTCAATGACAGACTCATATAGCTTCGAGATTCCCGGCGAAGATCTAGACATCGCAGCCGAAGAAGCAGCTAAGGCTACCGAAGCTTATCAAAAAAGAATAGAAGAAAGAAACGCGGCGTTAAACGACGAGCAGGCGTTAGAGCAACAAGCTGACGCAGAAGCTATCGACCCTCGCAATTCAGAAACTTGGGGAGCTAAGGCTTATATAAAAGAAGGTCAATCTATACTATCAGGTGGCCTCCAAGACACAGCATCTTCCATAGCTACTTTTCCAGAACGTACAATAGATGCGTTATCTGGAGAAATGGAAGAGGAAAGATCAACAACAGGAACATACCGACCAGACTGGCAACCGTTTGGTGGGTATAGTAATCCTATAGAAACAAGAACATGGTGGGGTAAACAGTTACGAGGTTTAGTACACTTTGGTAGCTTGGCTCTAGGTACAGTTGCAGCAGCAAAAGCTGTAGCCGCCACAGGTGCAGTTACTGTACCAGCTGGTATACTAGCATTTACAAAAGGTAATCTAGTCAGGGGTGCAGCTATTGGAGCTGTATCTGATCTTGTATCAAAAGAATCAGACGAACAGAACGCATTAGGTGCACTACGCGATAGATATGGTTGGATAGATACACCAATATCTACTAAAGATACTGACCATCCTGTAATGATGAAACTAAAAAACATCGTTGAAGGTATGGGCATAGGGCTAGTCTTTGATGGTGTAGCTTATACACTTAAAAAGGGTGGTAGTAAAGCGATAGATCAAATTAGTAAACGCAATAAAAGTTTAAAAGATCAAACAGTTCAAGCTGGTATAGCTCAAATACGTAAAGGTGAAATAGAATTTAGAGCTGACAAAAACGCACCTATAGCTAATACACACCAAGGGGCACACGTATCCGAGGTTGAACCAGAAGTAGCTCGTCAACAGTTATCAAAAACACGTAAACAATGGGGCTCAGAGGAAGGTTCTACCGGATCGGTCACTACACCCGTAGAGAGGGAAAGAATAGGCTTAGAAGGCGGTACAGACGATGCTACGGTTGAAAGAATACTGCGTGGGTTGATGAGTAGCGAAAAGTTTGCTAAAGAACTAGAAGCCGCTAAAGGTGATAGAAAAAAACTAGCTGCTACATATAGAGAAGCTGTTGAAGCTCACCAAAGAATTACACAGGGTAGAAGTGCTGTCGATATGTCACCACAAGAATACCTAAAAGAGTTATTTGAAACAAATGATGTCATTGACGGTGTAGAAAACTGGACAGCTAAGAATGTTGTTGTTGCTGATTTAGTGATAGGAACATTATTACGACAGATTCGTGACTTAGGTACAGCAGGCAGAGAAATTATTGATATAGTAGATATACAAGATATTGACGGCCCAGCTAAACAGGTTGTTGATACTATGCTTACAGCTTTATACGAAACTAAAAAAGCAAGATTTATAAAGTCAGACTCATTTAGAGCATTAGGAGCAGGCAAAGCTAGAAAGCAAGCTGTAGAAGAAGCCTTAACACAAGACATGGCTGACGCTAGAGAATCTATACTTTCCGTACTTAAAATAGCTAAAGATGACCCAGACGACAATCTACTCAATGCAGTGTTTGAAGCTTTCTCTATGATGGAGAACGTAAACTCTCTAGATGATTTTGATAACTGGGCAAGAACTGTTATTAAAGGTGGTAAGCTAGAACCAAATGGTGTCGATAGAACAGGTGCTTTAATAAGAGAACTCGAAGGTGTTATGACCAATAGTGTACTATCTGGCCCTAAAACACCAGTTCGTGCTATTATGGGTACATCTGCTGCAACATTTTTAAGACCAGTAGCTACGGCTATAGGTGCAACTCTTAAGTTTCCGTTTAACGGTGATGCTGCAACAGTAAGATCTAGTTTAGCTTCTGTAAATGCTATGATAGAAGCTATACCAGAATCGTTTACTTTGTTTAGAAGTAAACTAAACTCTTACTGGAAAGGTGATATAAGACAAATAAAAACACGTTTTTCTGAGTACACACAAGGAGACGACAACTGGGAGATACTTAGACGTTGGGCAGAAGATAGTGGTAGAGCTACTGATGGTGATAAAGCTGCGTTTGCTATGGCTAACATGGCTAGAAATCTAAACAACAGTAACATATTTACATACTCTACAAAGATCATGGCTGCGACTGACGACGCTTTTGCGTATATTTTAGGTCGTGCTAAGATGCGAGAAAAAGCTATGCGTAGAGTTTTAGAGTTACAAGGTAACGGTATTGAACTACCTAAAATTAACAAAGAGTTGATGAAAGCGTACGAAGATGATTTTTACGCACAAGTGTTTGACGCTAACGGTAATATTGTAGATGAAGCTACTACCTTTGCACGTAAAGAGGTAACACTAACACAAGACCTTACAGGATTTGCTAAGGGTCTTAACGATGTATTTACAGCTGCACCTTTAGCTAAACCATTCTTTCTGTTTGCTAGAACTGGTGTAAACGGGCTTGCACTTACAGGTAAGTATACACCCGGATTTAACTTTTTAGTTAAAGAATGGAACGATATAGCATTTGCTAACTCAAACAATTTAGGTAGTGTAGCTAAGTATGGTATTACAACCGTAGAAGAACTAGCTAATGCACAAGCACTGCAAGTAGGTAGACTTTCTATAGGATCTGCTGTAGTATTTATGGCTGCACAAGCTTGGATGCGTGGTGATCTTAACGGCAACGGCCCAGTAGATAGACAAAAAAGACAGATGTGGCTAGACGGTAAGTGGGAACCTAGAACTATAAAGCTTGGTGCTGTACGTGTAGGTTATGATAACTTTGAACCGTTTAACCTTATTATGTCTACAATAGCTGACGTAGGTGATGCGAGTCAACTTATGGGTCAAGAATGGACAGAAAATGAACTAGGTAAAATATCTCTTGTCATAGCACAAGCTGTAACAAGTAAGTCATATTTAGCCGGTATACAGTCTTTTGTTGATTTATTTGCAGGCAGGCCGGGTCAGGCTGGTCGTATTGTAGCTGGATTACTTAACAACCAAGTACCACTAGCTGGTTTACGTAATGATCTAGGTAGATTATTTACGCCATACATGCGTGAGATAAACTCAGGTATAATACAATCAGTACGTAACCGTAACTTAATTACAGAAGCTGTAGCTGGTGCATCTGGAAACACAGCTTTGCCTATAAAGTATGATATACTAAACGGTAAACCTTTAAAAGATTGGGACTTTCTTACTCGTGCATATAACGCTATAAGTCCTATATCTTTAAATTTAGATCAAGGAGAAGGCAGAGAGTTTCTATTTAATAGTGGTTATGATTTACGTTTATCAACATACTATGCTCCAGACGGTACAAACTTAACAGATTCTCCTAATGTTAGATCTGAGTTTCAACGTGCTATAGGGTTGCAAAATTTAGAGAAACAACTTGCTAAATTAGCTAAAAATCCTAAAGCTATAGCGTCTATGAAACTTATGTACGAAGATATTAAATCAGGCCGACGTGGAGAATATGATGCTAGAGATTATTGGCATAACCAACAGATTGATAGAATATTCAGTAAAGCACGTGCAGCAGCTTGGTACAGTATTAAAGACAACTCTGAAGTTTTAAAACTACGTAAAGAGTATCTAATGAAGAAGGCAGCTAAAGAGTCTAAAGAAATCCAATCAAGAAACATCCTCAACATATACAAATAAATGGCAACAACATTCGTAGAATTTACTGGGGATGGAAATGCGACTAAGGCGTTTTCTTTCCCTTCCATAAAAGAATCTGATATAAAAGTAACCGTAGATGGCACAACTAAGTCATCAGGTACACATTACAACATTACAAGCTACACAACTACAGGTGGTGGTAATGTAGTATTTACATCAGGCAACATACCCACGAGTCCCGCCCTTATACGCATTTTTAGAGATACAGACTTAGAGTCAGCAGCTGCTACTTACACAGCAGGGGCTTCTGTAAAAGCAGAGGATCTAAATGCTAATCAAAAACAACTTCTGTTTCACGCACAAGAAGAGCAGAATCAACTAGAGCAAACTGCTAATATACGAGATGACGCTATCGTTACATCTAAAATATTAGACGATAGTGTTACAATGGCTAAGTTAGGTAGCGGTGCATTACCTACAGACATTACAGTTGCAAGTGCTAACATTGTTGACGGGACAATAGTCGAAGCTGACCTAGACGACTCAGCTGTGACTCAAAATAAATTAGCTAACAACTCTGTAACGTCAGCTAAAATTGTAGACGGAACTATTGTTAATGCTGACATAAGCCCTAGTGCAGCAATAGATGCTTCAAAAATAGTCGCAGCAACAACTTCCGTAGCTGGTACTATGGCAGCAGCTGATAAGGCAAAACTAGACGGTATTGAAACCGCAGCGACCGCAGATCAAACAGATGCAGAGATTAGAGCAGCTGTAGAAGCAGCAAACGACAGTAACGTGTTTACTGACGCAGATCATGCTAAACTTAACAACATAGAAGCTGGAGCAACTGGAGATCAAAGTAATGCAGAAATTAGAGCAGCAGTAGAAGCTGCAACTGATAGTAATGTATTTACCGATGCAGACCATACTAAATTAAATAATATAGAAGCCGGAGCAACTGGAGATCAAACTGGTGCAGAAATTAAAGCTGCATATGAAGGTGAAAGTGATACTAACGCTTTTACAGACGCAGAAAAAACTAAACTTGGTAATTTAGGATCTTTAAATGCTTTATCAGATGTAAATACTTCTGGTGTAGCTGATGGCAAAATACTTAAATATGATGCTTCTGCATCTGAATTTATTATTGCTGATGATGGTGGTTCTGGCTCTGGTGGAGCAACAGCTTTTACAGGATTATCTGACACTCCATCCAACTACGGAAGTGCAGCAGGCAAAACCTTAAAAGTAAACTCTGGTGGTAATGCTATTGAGTTTGTTACTGTAGCTACTGATGTTGTTGATGACACTACACCTCAGCTTGGCGGTAATCTTGATGTTCAAGCAAGAGAAATCAACACAAGTACAACTAACGGAAACATAAAAGTAAATCCAAACGGTACAGGTTGTCTAGAAGTCTTAGGTGACGGCACTACCAGCGGTACAACTGGTGCAATACAGCTTAACTGTTCAAACAATAATCATGGTGTAAAAATACAATCTCCACCACATTCTGCCGGTGCAACTTATACTTTGACTCTTCCTAATGATGATGGAGTTAATGGTCAAGCATTAAAAACAGATGGGCTTGGTAATTTAAGTTTTGGTAATGTTGTAACTTCAACAAATTCAGTTATTTCCCTTTTTGATCAATCAAGCCCTACTCCAGTTCAAAGATTACTAGCCAGTTCAGAAGGTGTAACAGTACAGGGAACTTCTGCTGCTGTTAGTAAGTTGATGTTTAGAGATAGAACAACAGCTAACTTTTTAAAATTTAAACCTGTTGATACATTATCTGCTACTGTTGAATTTACTTTACCTTCTGCTGATGGTAGTAACGGACAGTTTCTAAAAACTAACGGTAGCGGTGTATTAAGTTTTGGTGATCTTCAAAGTACAAGAATAGTTGACAGTGCAAATACCAGCAATATTGTTGCTCTAGGTTCAAACGGTCATTTGGAGATTAGTGGTAATAATAAACTTGCATTTGATAGAGATACAAACAACGCAAATAAAGTAGCGTTTCAAGCACCTTCTACTCAACCTAACGATATTACTTTTACATTACCAGCAGCAGATGGCAGTAACGGACAGTTTTTAAAAACTAATGGTAGTGGTGTTTTAAGTTTTGGGACTATAGACTTAACGGCTTTAAGTGCTTCTAATTTAACATCTGGAACAGTTCCTGATGCAAGATTCCCTGCAACTTTACCAGCAGTTAGTGGTGCAAACTTAACAAACTTAGATGCATCTGATTTAGCATCTGGTACGATTCCTGATGCAAGATTCCCTGCAACTTTGCCTGCGGTAAGTGGTGCAAACTTAACTAACTTGCCTGCCGCCGCGACGGGTGACATACTAGAGCATAAAGCAGCACTAACAGCTGATAGAACAATAGGAACAGGTAACAACGCTTTAGTAGCTGGGCCATTTTCAACAGGAAGCTACACATTAACGATCCCTAGTGGGTCAGTATTTACAATAGTATAAATTATGGCAATAACAATTAATGGAACTACTGGTATTTCTGGAGTTGATGGGTCAGCTTCCACACCAGCTTTACAGGGTTCAGACAGTAATACAGGAGTAAGTTTTGGAACTGATACTGTCAATATAAATACAGGTGGTTCAACAAAGGCAACCGTTAAATCTGATGGTTGTTTGGCAATAGGCACTACACAGTCTGCGGGGCTTTTAAACGTAGAAGGTACATCTTATTTTGGCTCGGAAGCCAATGTAAAAGTATATGCGTTTACTTCTAGTTCAGAAGGGAGAATTGGTGTAGGAGGTGTTACATCAGTTATTAATAATGTTCCATTAACTTTTTATACAGCAGATGGTGGTTCAAATAACGAGCGGATGCGTATTGACCACAATGGTCATATTGCTTTGAGTCCAAATGGTGTCGACCCTTCTAGTACTGGCGGTATTACAGTAAGACAATCAAGCCCAACTAGCTATGGCCCAGTAATGAGTTTTAATACAATTCCAGCTAATCAGGGATTTACCGAGTTTAGAAGTAGCGGAACACAAATTGGAAGTATAGGTAAATCTGGAACAACTGGTGTATCATACTATTCAGCTTCAGATTATAGATTAAAAGAAAACGAATCTCTAATTATAGATGGTATTACGAGATTAAAAATTTTAAAACCATATAGGTTTAATTGGAAAGCTGATGCTTCGACAAAAGTTGATGGTTTTTTTGCACATGAGGTAACACCAGCAGTTCCAGAAGCTATAACAGGTGAAAAAGATGCTGTTGATAGTAATAACGATCCAATAATTCAACAAATAGATCAATCAAAACTCATACCTTTACTTACTGCTGCATTACAAGAAGCAGTTGCTAAAATTGAAGTATTGGAAACAAAAGTCGCTGCACTGGAGGCTGCATAAATGAGTAAATTAAAATTAGTTCATTCGGGTGGTAACAGCGTATCGCTTAACCCACCTACATCCGCACCTACATCTAGTGAAGTAGCTTTTAAGTTACCTAATGAAGATGGTAGTAGTGGACAATTCTTAAAAACCGATGGAAGTGGTGGACTTTCATTTGCAACAGTTAGTACTCTCCCAACACTTCCTCACGCATTTGTGTTTATGGATAGTCAATATTTTACAGGTAGTGTTACCTTATTACAATTTAATAATAGCACAACTAATGATCAATCTTCTGGAGTAACAATAACTAGATCAGGAAGTGAAAGGTTTACTCCCACAGTTGCGGGTGTATATCTAGTTCAAGCAGTATTACATTTTTCACATGGTGGAGGTCAATACACTCCTACAGTTTATATTTATAAAAATGGTGCTAATTTTGTAAGTGCAAGTAACATCATTAGTTACGGTGGAGGGCATTACGATTCTCTAACTTGTCAAGCAATGGTTTCAATGAATGGAAGCAGTGACTATGTTGACATGAGGGGAAGTCATAACGGTAATGGTAATGCAACTATGTTTACTTCATCAACTTTTTCAATGTTTAGAATAGGAGCATAATGAAAGATTTAAGAACTAGACCTTCAGAATCTGATCACGGATCAAATCTTGCAGAAGCACAAGCTGCGTGGGATGCAGACAATAATAGTTATGTATCAAAACGAAAATCAGAATATCCCTCTGTGGTCGATCAGTTGGATTTAATTTACCATTCGGGCATTGATGCTTGGAAGGCAAAAATAAAGGAAACAAAAGATAAATACCCTAAACCATGAGTACATTAAAAGTAAATGCCATACGAAATGTATTGGCAACAAGCGATGCAGTGACGTTAGCAACCGATGGAACGTGTACTGCCAATATTACTAATAAACCTAATCGTAATTTAATAATCAACGGAGCCATGCAAGTGGCCCAACGCGGCGTGTCATCTACGCAAGGAGGCCGTAAAACTCTTGATAGATTTTACATGAATTGGTATAATACAGATCAAGTAGCTCTGACGCAATCTCAATCTACAGATGCACCTCCTGATTTTTCAAAGTCTTATAAAATAGATATTACTACTGCGGAAAATACTTTAGACGCTAATGAATATGCTTGGATAAATTACGTTCTTGAAGCTCAGGACTGTCAAGTTCTAAACTATAATTCCTCTAACGCTAGAAGTGTAACATTATCTTTTTGGGTTAAGTCTTATCAAACAGGTGATTTTGCTGTTAACTTAAATAAATACCCAGATAATACCAATAGATCAATTACGAGTACTTACACAGTCAATCAAAGTGCTACATGGGAAAAGAAAACGATTACTTTTGTCGGAGACACAGGAGGAGGAGGTATAAATGATGATAATGGTGCAGGGATCTATATATACTTCTTTTTAGCTGCTGGAAGTAATTATGTAGGCTCATCCGCAAATACTAACCAATGGGCAAATTTCACAAGTTCAGGCTGGGCAAATGGACAGACTGTAAATTTATTCTCTAGTGCTGATAACTATTTTTATATAACAGGAGTTCAATTAGAAGTAGGCAGCGTGGCAACAGATTTTGAGCATAGGTCATTCGGACAGGAGCTTGCTTTATGTCAGAGGTATTATCTACAATTAACGCTTCCTAAACATTACGCTAATGGCGTTAACAGTTCCTATATATACCAAACTTATTTACTACCTGTCCGACAGAGAGCAAATGGAGCAGGCTCAGTAGTTAGTCAATGTAGATACTATAGTGGCGGTAGTGGAACAAATTTTACTCCTACTGTTTCGCCTTTAACTGACCGTGTACTTGTTCAAGGACTTGCTCTTACCAATGGTAATGGCTTTGTTGATGGAACTATTGCTTTAGATGCGGAGTTATAATTATGATTATTACAAAAGCAAAATTAGCAAAAGATGTGCTTACTAACGAAGTTACTCACGTAAATTTAACTATAGATAATGTTATCTATAATGTTCCATTTGATGAAGCTAACAGGCATTACCAAGCCTACTTATTGTGGGTAGCAGAGGGGAACACAGCCGAAGCTGCTGATTAATGGAAATACCCACCTTTCCTACTATACAAACCCCCTCAATACCTCTCCCTACAGCAGATGTTCCATCCTACATCCCGTTGGTTGTACCTCCGAGCGATCTTCGCAATCCAGAGGGGACACAACCAGCAAAAACCGCCGAGGTGCAACCTCAAACAAGAAAGTTAGATATACCTATTATAGATATACAGATGCCGATACCGTCGCCAGAAGTTATGGTTACAGCTGTAACGACGGCGGTGGCAGCTGTGGCTACAACCACCCTTGCCCAACCTTTCTTTGATATAATCAAGAAACGAGTACAGAAGTTTTTACAAGGCAAGATAGATAAATGGAAGAAAAAAAGAAAGGTATCCTTACAAAAATAAAAGAAGGTATAGATGACCATGACGAACAGATGGCTATACTAGCTGCAATCGTGCGGCTAACTGTAGTTGTCTGGTCTGGGTTTATTATTACTTTAAATTATGTAGAAATACCAATGGTTAAGAAGTCTGGCAATAGCGATATAACTTTCGTCGCTTCGATCTTTACTGGAGCTCTGGCAACATTTGGGCTTACTACAGGTAAAAATAACGGTAATAAGCCAACTTCTTGTCCAATGATGAAAAAACAAGACGAACCAAAAGTATGAAGAAATGGATTCTACTCTTAGCCCTGTTGTCACCCGCAGTAGCGAGAGCGAATACTGTCACGCCCCAGTTTACCACAGGGTCGATGAACAGCACAACGACAACTACCCAAACTATAACGGAAGTAACCCAGAAGCAAGTCTTTGGTGCGGAAGTCAACACATGGTCAGGAACCAATGTAACTCCATCAGCAGATATATCCGCAACTGGTACAACATTTTCCGTAACAGACAACACACTGCCTTGGACTTTAGAAACAACAACCAGACCAGCTGGTTTAGTAGAGCAATGGGATATAAACACAACCTATACCATAAACTCCACTACAAACTCCTTGTCTGTCTTCTCGCAATAGGCAGCCCAGCTTACGCAGAAAATGATAACGTAAGCAACCCTGTGGCAGCAGCTACAGGCAACGTGACTAACCAAGCTGTACAGTTCCAAAACAACGGTGCATCATCACGTCAAAACTACGGCCCAAACATTGCATGCAATGGGTCAACCATGACTTTTAGCCCGTTCTACATGGGCAATGATACTCAACCTGTAGATCCAGATGGATACGTTATAAGTGAGAACTGGGGATTCCAGATTAACTTTATGGTGCCACTGGACAGAGAAGGTCTTAGACAATGTAGACGCATAGCTAAACGTCAAGAAGAAAAAATGCAGCTAGACTTCGAGCTTGTACGAGCATTGAAGTGTGCAGAGTTGCAACAAAGGGGCTTTACTGTACGGCCCAATACAAGAGTATATCACATATGCTCAGATATAGTACCAATACAAACATTACTACCTAAAGAAAATGCTAGCAATTCTAAAACCAATCGTTTTGGCTTTTTTAAAAAGTGACAAGTTTAAAGGCTTCGTCGTAGACTTATTAGAAAAGCTTGTCGAGCAAACAGATAACGACCTAGACGATAAAGCACTAGCTATAGTTAAAAAAGGACTAGACATAGAATGACAAATCCAAGGGTAATACCTAAGAAGGCTACCGAGGACAGTTTTAACGAGCTACACTACCTTGTAACAGAGGATTTTCTACGCAGAATACGTAGCGGTGAAGCTACTACACAAGATTTAAAAGCAGCCGCTGACTGGCTAAAGACTAATGATATAACGGGTGTTGCTTACGAAGGCAGCCCCCTTGATAAGCTAAACAAAATCATCCCAACTGTTGATCCATCGCTAGTCAAGAGGAAAGTCTATGGCAAGAACTTCTAGTTATTACAAGAAAAACCCTAAAGCTGCGGCTAAACGTCGCAAGCAGCAGGCAAAATACAACAAAACACCCAAAGGGTTAGCAATACGAGTTAATGCGAACAAACTTAATAAGAAACTTGGTACATATGGCAACCGTGACGGCCTCGATGCCGCACATTATAAGGGTAGCACAACCAAGGGCAGAAAGCAAAAGCCGTCTATTAACCGAAAAAGCCGTAAGAAATGACCCCATTACTACCAACACCTGATTACTACTTACACAACTTAATAACCATGACAAGTTCAGAGTCAAAGAGACTATGGAGAAGAGCTATAAAAGAGCATTTTAATTGTCAATGTGTTTATTGCGGAGGATTTTATGAACTACACAACCTTACTATCGACCACGTACGCCCTAAGAGCAAGGGTGGTCAAAGCATTACGAGGAATGTTGTACCCTCGTGTACCCGGTGCAATCAGGAGAAAGGTAGCCTTGACTGGCTCAACTGGATGAGAGGTCGATTCGGTGTCACCGACCGAGAGCAAACTATACAGGCACACATACAATGAACGAAGATGAACTAACTCAAAAAGATATAGATGAGTACAATAAACGTATAAACGAAGAGTACCAAGAAAAAACAAAAGCTAACGAAGAACTACGTAAAAAACAAGAGCAAGGAAGGCAGTTAGACATTCCCGGTTTAGATCAACAGCTAGGAGGAACCGCTTTTGAAATAGGAGCTAACTTAGCTTTAGATGCTGGTACTAGCTGGCTTCTTGGTGTACCTGAAGGTTTCTTAACTAAAGGTCTTTATGGTATTGCAAACGTGGGTGGGTCTGCTATAATTAACGCTATTGCTCAAAAAATGCGTGGTGACAAGTTTAGCTTAGGCGAGCTTGTAGGTACATCAGCTGCTAGTCTTATACCCGGAGCTGTTACAGGTAAGGGTGTAGCTAGATCTGCACTTAGAGGTGCTACTACAGCTGGAGTCGAGCAGAACATTCGATCTATAGTTGATGATGATAAAGTGTTAGGCTTTGGAGATCAGGTATCAGCCTTTGCTACTGGCGGTGTTCTTGGTACTGGGTTTGATTTTGCTGGTAAAGGTATAAGTAAAACTCAGTTTTTTCAAGGCTTAGCTGAAAAGATGAATAGAGGCAAGTCAAATTTATATACTGATTTAGTAAATGCTGCTATATCCGATGACAGTATAGTAAAACAGGGTGGTTCGGTTAACATACCACCACCAACATCTTCTGACTTCGGTGGAGACGGTGGTTTCTTCAAACGAGTTGTAGAGAAAGTTATGAGAAACAAACGAACTGCTCCTAGTTTATTTGTAGATCCAGTTACTCTTAAACCTAAACGTGGTTTTACACAGTTTGAAATGGCATCTGCACTGGATAGATACATTGATAATTTATCTAAAAAGTCAGGGTATAAAAGTTTAGCTGATTTTAAAGTTCAAGTTCTTGATGAACTAAAAGAAGGTGATAAACTTAAACTTTTTAAAGAACTACAGGAAGGTGAAAACTTACAAACCGGTTATATTGAACATATGATAGCTAAGGCTAGTAAGAAGAACAGACTAGAAAGACTAAGGCAACAGATGCCTGTTTTATCTATGGATGAAGATTATCTTGCAAGCGAGTTAAGTCGAAGATCTCAAAACTCATTTGATATGGACTGGTATTGGAGTGATACTTATATAGATCAAAACGGAATTACACGACCCGGACTTAATAAAGGTGATAGAAATGCTAGTAAAAACGTTCGTATAAACTTTAATAATCGCTACAAAGCCTTAAAAGATGTAACTGAAAATATCTTGTATGGTACAGAAGCTGCACCGGGTATTGGTACGCTAAGCCCTAAGCTAGAAAATAGGCTTATTGTATCCGTAGAAGATATTGATAAACGATCTTTTATATTTAATCGCACACAGCTTGGTGACGTGGTAATCAGAAGAGCTGGTGACAATAAATTAATAGGTAAAATAGGAAATTATTTAGATGTTCTTTATCCTCAAAATAACAATGCTAGGTCTTTATTACAAAGTAATGTTCTTCAGCAAATAAATCCAGATACTGGTGCAAGATTTACAAGCTTAGATGAGTTCCGTGACTATATTATTAGAAAACGTATTGAGATTATTGTAAATGACGCTCCTAATTTAAGTCGTAAGAGTAATAAGCAAAGAAGATTAATTATAGATAAGGCATTACAGGATGATCTTATAAAGCTATATGAAAAATACCCATTCTTACCTAAACCAAAGTATATAAGTGAAATAACAAATAGAGGATTAGATCAGAATGTAGGCCCATTTCCTAGCAAAACTCAGCAAAGAAAATATATACAAGGACAACTTAAAGGAAGATTAGATGAGTAACACCGAAAAAAATTCTCTAGTTTTACTACAGCAAGACTTTAAGCTGTTTCTACAGGCATTGTGGGCACAGCTAGACTTGCCTAGTCCTACAAGGGCACAGTATGCGATAGCAGACTACCTACAGAACGGCCCGAAGCGTTTGCAAGTGCAGGCGTTTCGTGGTGTAGGTAAGAGCTGGATTACTGGTGCGTTCGTACTATGGACACTATTCAATGACCCAGAAAGAAAGGTTATGATTATCTCTGCGTCAAAAGAACGTGCAGACAACATGTCCATCTTTCTACAAAAACTTATTATAGACACACCATGGCTTTCTCATTTACAACCGAAGTCCGACGATGCAAGATGGTCGCGGATAAGCTTCGATGTGAACTGCTCACCCCACCAAGCACCAAGCGTAAAGTCGGTGGGCATCACTGGACAGCTAACCGGAAGCAGAGCAGATTTAATGATTCTCGACGATATCGAAGTACCCGGTAACAGCTTAACGGAGTTCATGCGTGAAAAACTTTTACAACTATGTACGGAAGCTGAATCTATCCTCACACCAAAAAGTGATAGCCGTATTATGTATCTCGGGACTCCTCAGACTACTTTTACTATTTACCGTAGGTTGGCTGAGCGTAACTACAAGCCCTTGGTCTGGCCTGCAAGATACCCAAGAAAGAAGCAGCTGTCCAAGTACGAAGGACTGCTAGCCTTTGAGATACAGGAGGACATCGAACAGGGAGCCGAAGAATGGACTCCTACAGATGACAGATTCTCAGACGAAGACCTGTTGGAGCGAGAGGCTTCAATGGGCAGATCAAACTACCTATTACAATTTCAACTTGATACATCACTATCCGATGCAGCGAAGTTCCCACTTAAGATGGCTGATCTCGTTGTTACTAGCGTTAACCCTAACTCTGCACCCGAAAATGTCGTATGGTGCTCAGACCCAGCAAACGTTATCAAAGACGCACCAAGCGTCGGACTCCCCGGAGATTACTTTTACTCTCCGATGCAACTTAGTGGGGAGTGGAGTGGATACACAGAAACCATTTGCTCTGTCGATCCCTCCGGTAGAGGCTCTGACGAGACGACCGCTGCTTATCTATCACAACGAAACGGGTTCATCTATCTACATGAAATGCGGGCTTACAGAGACGGATACAGCGACACTACACTCCTAGACATACTCAAGGGGTGTGAGAAGTATGATGTAAGTTCACTTGTAGTAGAGACTAACTTTGGAGACGGAATTGTTGGTGAACTATTTAAAAAACATCTACAGAACACAAAACAGGCGATATTTATTGAAGAAGTACGAGCGAATGTTAGAAAAGAGGACAGGATTATTGATTCTCTTGAACCTGTGCTTAACCAGCATCGTCTTATCGTCGACCGTGGCGTTATTGACTGGGACTACAACAGTAATCCAACTGAAGCCCCAGAACAGCGGCTTCTTTACATGCTCTTCTACCAAATGAGCCGTATGTGCCGTGAAAAACGGGCAGTAAAACACGATGATAGGATAGATTGCCTTGCACAAGGGGTAAAATACTTCACAGATGCCCTTTCTATCAGTGCAGAGAAGCAAATAGCCCTGAGAAAAGCAGAAGAATGGAATACAATGCTCGAAGAGTTCCTAGATGACCCTCAAGCATCTGCAAATCATATGGTGTTGGGTATGGATATAGAGCAGCGTAGAGAGGCTAGAGGCTTAGAAGACCATACCAGCGGTCACAACTGGGTTTAAGTCGATCACGCACTTATACAGGGGAGGAGAAGGGTGGACTCGTCCTCTGTACCTATTATCATATGAGGTGATAATTCTTTATCTACTACCACCAACTACCACTCAACCGGCTCATAGCTGATAAAAAATGGTAAAAATTTGTGAGGTCGTTATACGTACGTACACGGTCGCAAATGTCCCATAGGGGGGTGTGTATAATATAGCATGTGAGTCTCACTGAGTCGCGTGAGTTGCATGAGTCTCACCGCAACATGGACGTAACACGCGTAAGACGCAGGGTGAGACTCGTCAAGTGCGGTACACCGTTCACAATCATTCGCAACATGGACGCATTTGACTCGTGTGGTGCATGAGACGCGATCTGTTGGCGTTCCAGTTTGAGTCCAGAATAAATCGTGTGGGAACGGACAAATCTCGTGACAGACTCAGGATAATACTGCTATAATTAGTATGTAAGAGCAAAGGAGATCCAACCATGACAAACATCAAGACTCAACCTAAGACAGCCTTCGGCAGAACATTACACTATGTAACAGATGAGTGCCAAGCTCAAGCGTTACA